GACTATCTTAATGCTATCAATCACACGAAGGAAAGACTTCTAGATAGTGAAGATGAGGAATGGGAGAAAAAATATCCACCATTTATCGTAAATAAGTGTGTTTATCCGTTTCAAGATACAATCATGTTGGTGAATGAGATTAACCAACTACCACATCTAGATAAGAAACTACAGTTCGACTTTCTACTAAATAGTGTACGGTCAAGGAAACGTTTTACTCCTTGGTTGAAGGCGAATAAACTAGATAATCTAGAGGATGTAAAAGAGTATTACGGTTACAGTAACGAAAAGGCAAAGCAGGCTCTTGATATTCTAACGGATGAACAAATCGCCACCATAAAACAAAAATTAAATAAAGGTGGAGTGAGAAAATGAGTGAAGAAGAACAGATTAATTGGACACAGGAGCAGATGCTTGAGGTTACTCTCAACGAACCAGATGACTTTCTAAAGGTTCGTGAGACACTTTCCCGCATTGGTGTGGCATCCCGTAAGGAAAGGGTGTTGTATCAATCGGCGCATATACTGCACAAGCAAGGGCGCTATTTCATAACCCACTTCAAAGAATTATTCGCCCTCGATGGAAAACAAACAAGTATTGCAAGTAATGATATTGCAAGACGTAATACAATTGCTAATCTATTACAGGATTGGGGACTTGTAAATATTGTTGGTGAACTAGGTGAGACTGCACCCCTAAGCCAAATCAAAGTACTATCCTATAAAGAAAAGAACGAGTGGACTTTAGAGACTAAGTATTCTATTGGAAAGAAAAAGGATACTTGACAATTAATCAAAACTGCTATATAGTTATATCATGATTCTAAACAGAGAAGATGCACTGTACGCTGCAAATGTATTTGTAGAGTACTTCCAAAACTTCAATCGCATTGACGATTATCTCCGCCGTGTAAAACTAGAGAGAATGTCAAACTATCCAACGTCCTTGCCTGGCATGGGCCCGCAGGATGACATGTTTGATGATTTTTCTATGCACCCGCAAGACATGGAGTTTGTGTGTAGGGAAGTATCTACAGAGATTTTTGTCAACTATCTTGAGATCACAACCTCTCACGCTGTTGAGGTATCAGTGCCAGGTAAATCTATTAAGTGGGTTGTATACGAAAAGAACACTGGTAAGATTGCTGGGTTCATTCGACTTGGTTCGCCTACCATTAACTCAAAACCTAGAAATGAGTTCCTTGGTAAACCTCTTGACACTCTTAATCCAGAGGTAATGAAACGGTTTAATGACTCTGCCATCATGGGTTTCATTATCGTCCCAACACAACCATTTGGGTATAATTATCTTGGTGGTAAACTTCTTGCTGCAATCTGTTGTTCGCATTTGACAAGAGAAACACTTGACAAAAAGTATGGTGGACCATTTTGCATGTTTGAGACAACGAGTCTCTATGGATCAACAAAATCTGCATCACAATATGATGGCATGAAACCATTTCTTCGATACAAGGGTAACACCGTATCAGACTTTGCGCCACTGATCAATGATGATAACTACCATCAACTCAACGAGTGGTTTAAAGAACGTAATGGAGAGCCTTTGGTTGATCCATCTGCCTCTAGTCGCAAGTTGAAGACACAGACTAAGATGATTTCTATCATCAAGTCTTCCCTTAAGGATGTAGAACCTCTGGAGTATCAGAAGTTCTGCCAGACATTTATTGATGCGAAGGGACTTACTGAAAAGAAACGTTCATATATGTCAGATTACGGATACGACAATGTAAAAGAATATCTTAATATGGAAACAGATGAACTACGCAAGAAGGATAACTTTGATCGTTATTCTTTCGATGGAGTTGTGGAATGGTGGAAAAAACTTGCGTCAAAAAGGTATGCTAAATTAAAAGAAGAAGATCGTTTAAGACTAACTCTAGAAACTTGGAATACAAATAGTGATGACATTGATATCATACGATGAAGAAAATTTGAAAAGAGTTTCTAAATCTATCGTATCAAATCTTACACCAGATTTGATACCAAAGAAATGGAGAAAGAGAAATTCTATCAACCCTATGTTTGGGCATTGTCATCATGCATCTGCTTGTCTTCAAAAAGTTTTTGGAACAAAAGAAATAAAACTATATCGTGCTCAAGATTGGGCTGAAATTTGGCACTGGTGGGCAGTCGATAGTAGTGGAAAGATTATTGATCTAACAGCAGATCAATATTACTCTAGAGGTAAAGAGCCTCCATATGATGATGGTGAAAAGGCATCTATGTTGGGTTTTGCTTATAGAACTAGAACGCTAGAATTGCTAGAAAGAGTCAAAAAAGAACTTGACATTGTGGACACAGTTTGATATTATAATATTATGCGGATGTAGTATAAAAGTATTATGGCAGTTTACCAAATTGCAGAAGAGGGGGCAGTACCTTCCATCCGCTCCAAAAATCTAAAAAAGTGCTTGACAAATATTATACCACATGGTATATTATATAAGTAAGATGAATTGAAACTGAATTGAGGTTACTTGAAATGGCGCTACCCTACTATCGTAATTTGACATATCGTGATTTGGCATATTCTACTTTGGGTTATGACTCAGAGGTAGGAAAGTATCAAGAAGCAGACCTTGCATTTCAGGCGAATAGGTACTCTCGATGGGATGAATCACAGAAGTCTGAATACATTCGCAACTTCCTCTTAGGGAGGGCTCCTTCCAAGTTTATCTTTGCTGATGTTGAGAAGTGCCTTGAGCATGCCATTGAGCGTGGTGACAAGGATGATATTGCATACTATTCTGCTTGGTTGAAGAAAGGCGTCAAATACCTCAACATTGATTCAAACAATCGTAACAATGTTCAGCTCGCATTTCGTGACGGTGAGGTGACTTTGCCACACGGTAAGTATGATGTTGATGATGCTGAGTGTATTGTTGATTCAGACAACGATACATACGAAACTTGCCCAGAGATTGTTCGTGACGCATATGATGCTGCAATGATTACAATTTCGGTATATACTAATGCTACCCGTGAAGATTTGTCAGAACTGTTTCGTGCAGTAAATGACGGCAAACCACTGAACGAGGCAGAAATCCTCAACTCATATATCACCATTACTGCCAACATCATTCGTGAACTTGCAGATGAATATGGTGATTATTTCGTAGAACAAGGTAAGTGGTTCGCACCGATTGCCATTAACCGCCGTGGTATTGATGCCTTCATCGCTGATATGGCATTCATCTACGCCTACGGTATGAACAAAAGTATTTCTACTCCATCTCTGAAAACCTTCTATCGTGATGGGTCAGATGGTGAACAGTCAATGCCTGGTTTCAAGAAGTTGTTCAAGTCTTTTATGAAAGAGGTAATGACAAAGAATGCGTATGCCATCAGCAATCGTAACTCTGTGTTCGACCTTTTCGTAATTTACATCGAACTAAAGAATAGGAAACTCGTTATTAACGATAACGAAAAATTCCTTAAAGAATACATGAAGGTAGTTGCAGAACTGCTACAGTCAAAGACAATGTATACAGCATCTGGATGGATCGACCCTAAGTCATTCGCAAAGATTGTTGGTGGACGCCAGTTGACAAACAATCTGATACGCAATCGTGAGATTATGAAGCGTTTCGATGTGGATGCTCTTACAACAAAGAAGGGTAAGAGAACATTCAACGCTGATGACAAAATGATCCTTGCAGTGAACGGCAACTGGAAAACACCAGAAGGTAAAGAAATCGAAATGGATAAGTTGCATGACGGTGATAAGTATCATGGTGGCCATGTTACACCATATCACTTGACAAAGGATACATCACTTGAGAATGGTGTAATACAAGAGAAAGAAGATAACTTAAAATTGGGTGGAAAAGATTTGAATCAAGCAGTATAATTAACGTTTGACAAAACTTTCTAAATGACTAAATATAGGGGCCTGAGGTATTCAGGCCCCTATTTCGTTTCATGGATTAAGAGAGGTAAAATGTTGCAAAACTACGTTAAACAACTACGATTCCGTGAAGACTTTATCCCTGCTGAAGATAGGGTACAAAATCTTCTTTCTGAAGCAAAACTTAAAGCAGAAGACTATGAGGCTGCTATCGTTATTGGATGGCATAAAATTCATGGTATGGATTTAAATCCAGCATCTTCTGGTATTTCTCCAAAAGTAATGTCCGTTCTAGAAAAAGAACCTCTTGCCCTAGAGGCAGGAGAACGAATTGCTGCACAGGTGGCAAAACACTTTGGTAATGCTGGTGCAAAAGCAGAACAATATGGTAGAGCAAAGGCAAAACTAACCTCTTTCTGGAAGAGTTTTGGTGCTGGAGATATTACACCCAAAACAGATATTTTGGTTGGTGATAAAAGATTATCACTTAAAATTGGTATGGCACAGTTGATGTCTGGTGGTAAATCAGAGTCTATGGCAACTTTCTATGCTGCATTACAATCAACACCAGAATTGAAAGATGACCCACAATTCCTAAAAGTTAATCAGGTGTTTGAGTCTTTTGTTACTAGTACACTTGCCCCTTCACAACTACGTCCACTAATCAAGTCTGGTGAAAATCAAATTGTAAATGCCGCAGAAGCAGCACACAAAGACTGTATGAGAGAACTTGGTGCATTGTTTGAACAGAACCGTGCGTTTAAGATTGCGTTCGCAAGAGAAGCAATGTCAGGGTTTCAGAAGTTTGGTCCATCTAATCCTGCTGCGGCTGAGTTTATGCTTGTTGCAACTCATGACGGAACAAGTGTTTCAATCCATAGTGTAAACGATGACGCATACTGTGAGAAGATTGCAGATAGTATGAAACTACAGGCACGTTTCAAAACATCTTCTAGAAAACTCAAGGGTGTGAAAACTGGTGAGTATAATTTCTGGTCCGTAGTTTCTCTTATCGTTGATGCAATGGGTTCTGATTCATTGCAAGAAGGTATGTTTGATGCAGTTAAGGGAAAGTTAAAAAGGATCGGACTCAAGATATTAAACAGTGTCAAAAAATTCATATTGCGTGGTCCAATAAATATGTTTAAATTTCTTGGCGCAGAACCAGACGTAAAAGTTTCAACTAGGATTAATTTCAGATGAAGAAATTTACTGATCTATATGAAAAGAAGGTAGATGTACTTCAACGCAAGAGGCAAGCAAGACGCATGGCAAAACTTGCTAAGTCACCTACGTTTCAGAAAAAGAAACAACGCACTTTATTAAGAGTGAGAAGTGCAGATAGACTTGCACAGGTTGCTCGTAAAAAAACAATTCAGATGTATCGGGACAAATTCTACCCACAGTATAAGTCAATGGGTGTTCAACAACGTGTGGTTGTGGACCAAAAAATTATGCAGAAATATGGGGCAAAGATTGATAAGATAAGTCGCAAACTTACAATGAAATTACGCAAACAAGAAGTAGAAAGAGTTAAACAGGCTCGTGCAGCATTTAGGAACAAAGACTCATGAAAAAGTTTAGAGAGTTATCAGAAGCAAAGGGGCAAATTACTTTTGCCTTTGGTCGTTTTCAGCCCCCTACAACGGGACACGAACTGCTAATCCGAAAAGTAGCATCTGTTGCTGGTGGTGGCGATTTTCGTATCTATCCATCACATTCTCAGGGGCCAAAAGACCCACTCCCACATGCACTTAAAATTGCGTATATGAGAAAGATGTTTAAGAAGTATGCAAAGAATATCATTGCAGATAAAGATGCAAAGACTGCAATTAATATCGCGGTAAAACTTTATGATGAGGGTTATACAGACCTAGTGCTCGTGGCAGGAAGTGATAGACAAAAAGAATTTGATACTCTACTTAACAAGTATAACGATGTAAAAGCAAGACATGGATACTATAACTTCAACAATATTAAAGTAGTTAGTGCGGGTGAGCGTGACGCTGACGCAGACGATGTGTCTGGGATGTCGGCGTCAAAAATGCGTGCTGCAGCACAGTCTGGCGATTTCGATTCCTTTAAGATGGGTATTCCAAATACTCTAAACGACAGAGATAAGATGAAACTTTATCAGGATGTTCGTAAATATATGGGTGTGCGTGAATCTAAAGAAGACCTCGACATTCGTGATGACTACGACGCATTGCGTGACGCATACCTACGAGGAGAGTGGGGTAACATTGGAGATATCGTAGAAGCAAATGGTTTAAGTGGTGAAGTGGTTCGTAGAGGAACGAACTATCTTTCCTTTGTTGATGAAGATGGTAAGTTCCACAAGGCATTTCTACACCAAGTTGGTGAGGATGCATGGTTTAGGTCTAAAATTACCGACAAACTCGGTGGTAAATTTCAACAAAAGACTGCACCAAAGTCTTTTGAAAAGATGGCAAAAGAATACGCAAAGCTAGCAAAGACAAGTGAGTTTAAGGGTAAACCCAATATGGCAGCAGCACAAATTGCATTACAATATAGAAATGTAAATCCCCGCACTCTAATTTCATACATCAACGATCTTGTTATGCAGGGTAAGTTGCCAAAGGAACTTCGTGCAAGTTATATGCCCACGTTCAAGGAAGCAACCTCTGTAAAACAGGATAAGGACATTAAGGACAGAGAAGGAACGCAACCCAAAAAATACTATGCAAAGGATGCTGAAGGTGATGAAATGTCCAAGTCTACTAAGCAGGCAAGGGCAAGACATTTTGAGAAGGGTGCAGATAAGGACGATAATGATCCTAGTGCATACAAACCCGCACCCGGCGACAAGAGTGCAAAGACTAAACTATCAAAGCACACAAAGAAAGTTCGTCAGATGTATCCAGACCTCTATGATGAGGCCCGCAGCTATAAAAAAGAATATGAGAATTACCATTCACGGCCAGAACAGATAGCTCGTCGCTCTTCAAGGAACAAAGCTCGTCGCATCATGGGTGACAAAGCAGTTAAGGGGATGGATGTTGGACACAAGGATAACAATCCTCTAAACAATGATCCAAAGAACCTTCGCAATGAAGACCCATCAACCAATCGCAGAGAACCAAGATTGCGTGAGGGTGCAGCAGATAGTTCTCTTGCAAAGAAGGCAGATAAATCTGGTATCTCAGTGAGTATTCTCAAACAAGTTTACAATCGTGGTGTTGCTGCATGGCGCACAGGACACAGACCAGGCACAACTCCAGAGCAGTGGGGACATGCTCGTGTGAACTCATTTATTTCAAAATCCTCTGGAACTTGGGGTGGTGCAGATAAAGACCTTGCTGCAAAGGCAAAGGGTAAGAGTGAGTCTGTTGACCTTGGTGAGAGTTGGAAACCAAGTACAATGAGTGGTTACTCTGCACTTATGTTTGCAAAGGAATTTCCAGAACATGAAGTGAAGGGTGCATTCCAGTATCATCCAGACGTTCTAGAGGCGATAGAAGATGTTGATGAGGGTCTGTGGGACAACATTCACAAGAAGCGTGAAAGAATCAAGAGTGGTTCTGGTGAGAAGATGAGAAAGAAGGGTGAGAAGGGCGCACCTACACCAGACCAAATTCAGAAAGCACAGGAAGAAGCATGTTGTGAGGACTGTGAGACAGAATCCGTTCTCATTGAAAACAACCAGTATCGTGTAGGTTCCGAATCATACTTTGAGTATTTCAATGACATGCGAAAGATGTATAATGAAGGTCGTCTAGAAGTTACTGGTTTCGACAAGGAACTTATGGAAGGTGATCTTGGTAAGTTCGCAACATACGAAGAACAGGTTGTTCCTCTAGATTGTCCTATGATGGAAGAGGAGGAGAAAAACCCACCTCTAAACAAACCAAAGGCTGGTGGTCCAAAGAAATACTATGTGTATGTGCGTGACCCATCAACAGGTAACGTCAAGAAGGTCACATGGGGTGACACAACAGGTCTAAAGGTAAAACTTAATGACCCTGCTGCAAGAAAATCATTTGCTGCTCGTCACAAGTGTGATCAACAGAAGGATAAGACCAAAGCATCATATTGGGCATGTAATCTACCAAGATATGCATCTCAACTTGGACTTTCTGGTGGAGGAAACTTCTATTGGTAAATCCTTATGATGATAAATATATAGATGGAAAAATAGTTCGTTCTTTTAGTCGATTTGTTGAAAATACAGAGTTAATTTGGCATAGAGACAAGAAGAACAGAGAAGTAAAAGTTTTATACGGAGAAGGTTGGCAATTTCAGTATGACAACGAACTACCAAGACCTCTGAGTGTCGGAGATAGTTTGTACATTGCAAAGGAAACATTTCATAGACTACTAAGGGGGGATACCACTTTAGTATTGGAGATAAAAGAAAATGACTAGTTACAGACAATCAATGAAAGATACTCTAGAACTCATGAATCTAATGCGTGAGGCATCTCTCTTAGAAAGAGACTTGACACCTGACGAAGAGAAGCGTAGAGAAGAGATTGCAAAAGACCTTCCTGACGATGACTTCAAGAAGCGTTATGGTGATAAGTGGATGTCAGTTAAGATGGCCACTGCAACCAAGATGATGAAGAAGGAAGAAGTTGACCTTGATGAAGCAAAGATGAAAGACCTAGTAATCAAGGGACAAGACCTTGAGACATATGCTAAGAAGTCTGGTGGTATCGACAAAAACGATATGATGAAGGTTGCCGCAATGTTGAAAAGGGGTGACAAGTCTGGTGCAGTCAAATATGCAATGAAATTGGACACAGACCCAAAAGAATATATCTTAAATTTAATCGGTGAAGAAGTTGACCTTGATGAAGCAAAAATGAGTGCAAGTCAAATTGCTGCTCTGAAAAAGGCATATGAACCAATGCGTGGTAAAAAGATGAGCATGGATTCTGGTAACAAATTACGTTCAATTATGGACAAAATTGATGATGATAAACAAGCACTAATTCAACTTGTCAAAGCGGACATTCCATTTGTTAGTGCATTGGCTGTTACCAGACTTATCTCAAAGCATGATATGAAAGGTGCAGAGATTAACAAATTGAAAGAAGAAGTTGACCTTGATGAAGGTAAGATGGGTGACCAGTGGCAGAAGGGTGCCAAGTCAGTCAAGTCTGGTCCTTTCGAACTTATGCGAGGCAAGAGTGGTGTTCATGCTATTATGCAGAATGGTAAGAAACTCGGTGACTTCTCATATGACGATGAGGCAGATAACTTCGTTGCAAACATGAAGGGTATGAAAGGTCAGTGGGTAGGTAATGATATCGACTCTCTTATCAATCATCTTCAGAAGGTTCATAAGGAAGAAGTTGAGATTGAAGAAGCATCTGCCGCTGCTGATGCTCGCCGTGCAATGCGCCGTGACCCAGATATGAAACAACGTGCATTTTCAAAAGACGACTCTGCAACTGACGATGACAAGAAGGCAGCATCAAAGAACATCATGATGCAGATGAGAAAAGCACAGTCTCTAAACGGCAAGTTTGATGTTGAATTCCAAGATGGAAAGAAGATCAAAATTCCTGCAAAGATGGCAATCGCAGTTCAACAGAAATATAACTCAATGCGTAAACCCTCTGACAAAGAGGCATTTCAGGCAAAGGTTGGTAAGTCTTATCGTGATATGTTAAATGCACTTAAGGAAGCAGTGTCCCCTGCACAACAGGCTGCCATTGCAATTTCTAAGAAAGAACGTGGAGAGAAACCCAAAAAAGAATCTGTCCTAGACAGGATTGATAGAAAAATCAAGGAGAATAAAAATGGGTAAGAAGTATTTTGATACAAAAGAAGGAACCCTTGAGTCTTCTGTCCTCAATGTCTGGGCAGAGGCTGCAAAGAAAAGTGAGTCAATGGATAAGGTAAATCCAAAGGCACTCAAGAAAGACTTCGATGACCGCAAGGACAAGGACATCGACAATGACGGTGATGTAGATGATTCTGATGAGTATCTACATAATCGTCGTAAGACTGTCTCAAAGGCAGTTAAGAATGAAGGTTTAGAGGACAAGACAGACAACCCTGCAAACAGTCAACACCTGTGTGCAAAGAATGTTGTACATGAGGATTGGGGTACTGGACAACCCATTCACGGTCAACATGCTGATCCAGATGAAAGTGGTGAAATTGCATGGTATGATGTCATGTTCGAACATGGTGTCGAAAAGGGTGTCTCAATCAACGAACTTAAAGTGACTAAGGCAGAGAAACACATGCACGCTTCTTATAATGCAAAAAAGAAGAAAGACGAAGAAGTTGAAGAGTCCTATGAACTTGGTACAGATGAGTATCGTGACCATGCACTAGAAACAACTCCTGGCCAGTCTCTAACATGGGGTACTGCAAATGCATATAAGCAGGCATCCATGAAGGAAGCACTTGCAAAAGTTTGGGGTTTAGACGAAAAGGTACTTGACAAATCTGAGGAATCTGATACAATAGCACCAGTAAAAGGCAAGAAGTCCATGACAGGTGGAAAGGTTGCTGATGTTGCTGTTGACCCTGAGATGAAAGACGAAAAGTGAAGACACTACTTGAAGTAAGGCAGATTTCAGAAGCAGAGTTACCTACTATTTTTTGTGATATGGATCAAGTTCTTGTTGACTTTATCGGTGGTGCAGAGGACGCAATTGGTGAACCTTTTGCAACTTCCGATAAAGATCAGCGTTGGAACAAGATTGCAAACACAAAAGGTTTTTGGGCAAATCTTCAATGGTTATCTGGTGGTAAACGTTTGTGGGATTTTATCAGTAAGTATGATACTGAAATCCTATCTGCATATTCTAACCGTGATGGAACTTCACGGAATGGAAAACTGAAATGGTTATCCAAGAATACAAAGATCAAACGTGGTAAGATTAATCTTGTTATGCGTTCTGATAAACAGAAATATGCGACAACGAATGGTAAACCAAATGTATTGATTGATGATTATATCAAGAATATTAACGAGTGGGAAGCCAAAGGTGGAATCGGTATCCACCACACTAACGTGAGTAAAACCATTTCAGAACTTAAACGTCTGGGGTTTAAATAGTATAAATAGACAACAAACTCTATAGAGTAAGGAGAAAGACAATGGGTTTATGGGGAGCTTCGGACGCAGATGAGTCCAAACCAAAAAATCTAACTACAGCAGAGAAGAAAGAAGTATTTGCGACCACAGCCGGTTGGGTTCGTGAAGCAGGAAATGCCTCTTCTGGTAACGATAATGCAAACGCAGACCCAGAGGTTCTAGTTGCAATCGGTGGACTCACTACCTCACTTGGTGCTGCTACAATTGACAGTGTTGACCTCAATACTACTGTTGCTGATAAGTCTGATGGATTTACACTCAGTGTTACGGTTCGATACAATGAGGCAGTTGATGTTGACACATCAGGTGGTACACCAACAATTGCTGTTACCAATGGTAACGAAGGTGCAGGTTCAGGTCGTGGACCACACACCCTATCTTATGCTTCTGGTACTGGAACAAACGAACTTCTGTTCACACTTGCAATTGCTGCTGCTAACGCCGCAACAAACGAAGATGACGTTCTTTCTGTTGGAGCACAGAATGTTGCACTAAACAGTGGTACAATTAAGGATGCTGGTACAGCAACCAACGCTGAAGTTGCTATCAGTTCTGCACAGGGTACTGCTGCTGGAACTGTTACTGTAACTGCATAATTTAACTAAACATTATAATGGAGATATTATGATTGACGAAGAGATGATTAAGAATCGCATGGAAGTTCTAGTAGAAGATGTAAATTCTGTACGAGAACGGATTGCAAATGCCGAGAGGCAGATTATGGATGATAAGGCAACGCTAAACGCACTGTTGGGAGCATACCAACAGTGCGAAGCGTTCCTTCAAGAAATTAATGATGAAACAAGTGATGAGGAATGATGCGTTCATGTCCTCAGTAACATTCCCACAATAGTGTGGGTTTATATAAGGAGAAGCCAAAATGGCAGACAAGAAAATTACAGCACTAACAGACCTTTCCACAGGTA